TCGGAGTTGAAGGAGTTCGTGCTATTGTTCTGCCGAGAGAACATTGAGCCTTTGGCTCCAGACACTGACCTGTCTGTAGAAACCTGGTTGGATTCAACCAAGTACCCCGCACGTCGTAAGGCTGACCTCCGCAAAAGCGCTGATTTGCTGCGGGGGTGCAGTTTCCCTTTCGAGTCTCGTCACACTTTAGTCAAAGAACACATGAAGTGTGAGACGTATGAGGAGTACAAGTACCCAAGACCCATTAATGCTCGTGATGACTTCTTTAAGGTCTTGGTTGGTCCCTTGTTCAAAGCAATGGAGAAAAAGATATTCAAGATGAAATGGTTCGTAAAGTATGTGCCCGTAGCTCGGCGGCCAGACTTCATTACCTCTCGATTATCAGGTTTCGGGCGTAAGTATTATGCTACCGATTTTTCGTCCTTTGAAGCTCTGTTCACAAGTGAGGTTATGGACGCTGTTGAACAAGTACTTTACACTCATATGTGCCAATTTCTGCCCGAATCCCAGCTGGCGTTAGTCCGTCGTCTGCGGGGCATGAATAAGGTCACGGCTAAGTATTTTGACCTTGACATCGAAGCAACGCGAATGTCTGGAGAGATGAACACATCCTTAGCCAACGGGTTCTCCAATCTCATGTTCATGCTTTTTGTTTGCAAAAAGAATGGTAACACGGACGTAGACGGCGTCGTTGAAGGCGACGACGGCTTGTTCGTCATGAACGGGGAACCGCCCACAAAAGAAGATTTTGCCCGACTAGGATTGGTCATAAAGCCGGAAGTACATTATGACCTGAGTTCCGCTTCTTTTTGTGGACTTATATTTGACGAGCGGGATCTTGTCAATATAACGGAGCCACTGTCCTCATTGGTCAACACCCTTTGGATCTTCGGTGTTGGCGCTTATACTTTCAAAAGATCTACGATATTAGGCTTGATGCGATGCAAGGCATTATCGTTAGTGCACCAGTATCCCGGCTGCCCCATTCTGCAGGAGCTGGGTCTATGTATACTGAGATCCACATGGAATTATGCGGGCGTTGCACGGCGCCTGGTACGTGACACGACACTTTTTAACGAGTGGGAACGTGAACAGGTGCTCGCCGCAATGGAGTCTAAGCTTCCAACGCGGCCAGTCCCCATCGCAACTCGCCATTTAATGGAA